GCCGAAAGCGAGCCACGCGAGGGGGTGCAGCTTGACCCACGAGGGTTGCATGTTCGTCTGCACCAACCCGGTGAGGCCGCTGCCGCCCGCCACCGTGCCAAGGTTAATAATATTGGTCACACCCGATACCAGCGCGACAGAGTTGCTGATGCCGTTGAGTACAGTGGTGACAACCGTACCAGTCTGAACCAGTCCATTCAGCATCACTCCACCGACCGCTGAAGCATTGGTGGCCGTACCCTTGATTGTGCCGCTCACAGTCAAGTTGGAGTACACACTCACGTCACCGTTGGTGTTGACGGTCATTGCCAACACGTTCTTGGCCCAGAAGTTGAGTGGTACTTGCAAGGAGTGAATCTGTGTACGGTTCGGGAACCAAGAGGAACTAGGGTTGCCGTAACCGAAGGTCAACTGGTCAGTGCCCGTGTAGTCCTCAATTTGAATCTCGGTTGTAGAGTTGACCGCCGTACCCAACAAACGCATCGCGTCCGTGCTGTTGTTGTGGCGTAACTGTACTTGGTTTGCTTGGACGACGATGTTGGTGAGCCTATGGTTGCCGGCGTCCAGAACAGTGCCATGAGCACGATAGAGGAAATTGCTGAAGGTAGTGTACCGAAACTCATCATACGCCTCGTCCCACCGTGCGCCGAACGGCTCGATGTGTGGTGTGGTGCCGCGCAGTTCGCAGGCATTGTTCAGGGTGCTGCCGATCAGGTGGAGTTTCATCGGCCACTGCGAAGAAAACGTCCAGTAGTAGGGCGTGTTGCCGCCATTCACGAAGTAAGGCAACACACGGCAATCCCGGAGCATTGCTTCATTCCCAACGGTCGGGAACACCAGTCGCGTCCCGTAAAAGACGCAGGAATCAAACAGGACATTCGTGCTCGTGTCGTGCGCCGAGAGCGCGTAGTTCCAGTTCTGCGTCTCGCTACCGGCGACGATGGTCAGCATGCCGATGTTGCAATGCTGGACCCAGATGGCGTCACCGAGGGCAACGAAGCTCTTGTCGTTGATGGCGGCATTGGTGTTCGGCAGCCGCAGAGCTTCCAATTGCACCGTCGAGCCACGCACCGTGACGTTGCTGCTGCCGACCAGAGAGAGCCCGTAACCGTTGGCGTTCGTCCCGTAATCTACCGTTACCACCGTTCGCATTTCCAAGCGCTCGACAACGACATTCTGGGAACTGCGAATGTTGAAACCTGCCGAGGTCGCCACCGGCTGCTCGTTGGTCAACACGACACACCACTGTGGATTGCCAAGCCCCACCACGTTGATGTTGGTCAGCGAGTTGAGAATGACAGGGGCGTTGGTTTCTGTGAGGATGGTCGGCCCGACCGCATAGATTGTGCAGTCGTTACTCGCCAACACCGACAACGCCGCCAGCCGATTGGTGCGAACCACGGTGTTGTTGGCGTAGATGATTTGGATGGGATCAGTCGCCGACAACAGATTGGCCGTGCCGGCCGCGCCGGTGGCGGTGATCGTGTAGGTGAAGAGCGTGCCGTTAGTGATAATAACCAGGCTGATGCCGGTGCCGGCCTCGATCACGACATTGGAGTCGGTGGTCCGGTAACCGGCGGAGGCGTGATTGCCCCAGGCGTAGGCGGTGTTCCAGTTATTGGAGTTGGCCAAGGCTATGTCGAACGCGGCCAGCGTGACGTAGAAGGCGTTATTGGATGCGACGACGGCGTTGGCGATGTTGGTGGCTTGGGCGGCGCTGAGGCCGCCGGGAGCGTGCAGGAGCACAAAGTCGCGCAGGGCGTTGGTCTGGCCGTTGCGCGTGGTGGGCACGCTGGTGGACACAAACAGGCTGTCGGCGACAACGGTGCCGTTGGAGTTGAACGCGCCCTGGCCGAGCCGGACAAGGTTCGAGGACTGGGCGCGGGCAGGCGCGCCAGCCGTCCAGACGGCCAAAGCGGCCAGCGCGGCGACGATTCGGTTCATATTGAATCTCCTTTGAGGCGGGTTTAGAGTGCCTTTCGAAACGGAGGCACGACGATGAAACGCACGACATTCTTGGTGCTCTACAGTCTGATCCTGGCGGTCGCTTGGACGGTGGCCGACGAACAACAATGGACCTACGCCAGGGTCAAGAAGATCACGGCGAGCGTCGAGCGCAATGTGATTGGCTTGACGTTCGAGCGGCCGGTAGGGGTCGGTATCTTTCGTGTGCAGATCTACGGGATTGATCGGTCGGGCCGCACCAACGTCACCGCCAAGACGGCTGGCAGCCGTTTGAGCGACGGGCCGTGGCTCGGCCATTGGCACGACTGCGATGTGACCGGCAACCTGAAGGACGTCCAGTGGTGGATTGTGACCAACGTCGCGCCGGGCCAGACGTTCTGCGAGAAGATTCGACGGTTTTGACAGAAGGGTGTCGAGCCGCGCGGCGCGCTGGGCGCAGCGGCAGTTCGCGAACCAGCGGTTCCAGAGTCGCGGCGCCAAGGCCGCTCCCACTTTGTTGACCGAACGGTGCAGGGCGGCGAAGGGGCGGCGGGCGGGCGAAGCCGAATGGTGGAGGGGAAGGGATGGCAAAGAATCGGCGGTAATGCCGTGGGGGCAGGTGGCCCAGTTGCCGGCCAGGCAAGCGGCGCAATGAGCGCGGGATCGGCAGGCGCCGGTTTCAGTCCACGACTTCACGCGGCCTCCAGTGTGAGACTGCCGCCTTTGGTGTACCAAGACCCGCATTCGGCAATGTAGCGAGTGAAGGTGCCGAAGTTTGGATTCGGCCAGTCTGTCCAGCCGTTCAACCCACCATCCGACCAGATAATCATGTTGCTGACCGGCCCGCCCATAACTTCAAGCATGTTGGCAGTCGCCGGGCCGGGCGAACAGTAAGCCCACAACTTCACGGGGTAGTTGCCGACAAACACGGCTTCGCCGCACGGGTCGCCGCCAAATGGGTCGAATGAGTACACGTCCACAGTGCCGACATTGGCGCTGAAACAGCAGCCGCTCTCAGCGCGTGGCAATGTGACCGGCATGGTATCGAGCACGAGGTTGGCGAGATAGTAGGACGGGTTGACGATGGCCGTGGCCAACTGCTCGGCGCAGGTGCAAAGTGTCATCCCGCTGAACGTGGCGAGAATCTCGTCAAAGTCGCACGGGTCGGTACTGGCGCAGCAATTGGTGCGGAGGTGGCCGTTGGCGCACTTGAGCAGGTGACCGGCGGCATTGCGTTTGAGGTGCGGCATCAGCAGGCCTCCGCGGTTTCGACGGTGGAATCGCTGCCGGCGGGAATGGCCGCACCCAGCACGCGCGCGGTGATCTTGGTCTGCTTGAGGATGCCGGTGGCGGTGTCGTAAGCGACGTTGGTGACGTAAGTGATGTCGCGAAATTTGACGACGGCATTGGCGGCGAGATCGGCCACGTCGAGGGTGATGCTTTGATTGTTGCCGGCGGTGACGACGATCTGGCCGTCCTTGTTGGCCTCGATCACCAGGTTGGCGCCGGCATGGATCCGCACCCGGCCGTTCGTGGCATCGAGCGTGACTTTGTTGGACTGACCGGCCACGACGAGCACCTCGTGCTGGGGCGAGGAACTCATGTTCTGGCGGGCGGCGGTGACGCTCGGCAACTGCTGGCTGACATCGTCGGTGCCGGCCTCCTGGCGGGCGAAGCGCGGGCTGCGGCGTTGGCGGTTCTGGCTGAGCAGGTCGCGGACCTCGTTGAGCGTGAGATGTTGGGGCGCGCCGAGGCTGAGCGTGGTCCGGCCCGGCAAGGTCCACACGACCTCGGCCACGGTGGCGGCCATGGTGGACCACGCGGCGGGTCCGCCGGTCAGGTTGAGCCGGCGCGCCAGCCAGTTGAGCGGCTGGCCGGCGCCGTCCAGTGTCGCGCCGCAATCGCGGGCCGCGAGCGTGACGCTGCCGGCATACTGGGTCTCACTGAAGGCGTTGAAGAGCGCCGCGGCCAGCCCCGCGGGCGCGGACTCGGCGGGGCTGTAGCTGTCGAGATCGAGCGACCGGTAGGTCTGCGTCGTGGCATTGGCGGCTTGAACGGTGGCGACCAGGTCGAATGATTCCTTCTGGCCGTTGGCCCGGGTCAGTGTCAGTGTGGCCGAGAGTTGGACTTCGTAGTAGGCGATCCCCATCCACTCCGCGAACGCGCCGGCGTAAAGAAACTTGGTCGGACGGTCTCCTTCTTCCTCTGGTCCGTTGGGCCAGATCTCGCTACCAACGCCCACGGTCCAGGACGTGATCGCGCCGCCATCCGCCTGCTGTTCAATGAACGCCGCGAGGTTCATGATATCGGCCCAGAATGCCTTGCGGGTGCCCTCGGCGGCGTCCTGGTGCTGGAACGGTTTCATCGTGATGTCCTGCTCCAGGTAGCTGGCGGAGCCGCCATCGAGGGCGACGGACGCGACCAACGTGCGCGCGGACTGGGGATCGGTATCGACCGGGTACCGTTGCTCGGCGAGCGTGGTGATGCCGTCCTCGCTCGGTGTGCGGAAGTAGAGGGCCACGCCGGCGACGCGGTTGGATTCGTTGGCGGTGATCTCGATGGCGGGCAGGACATCGGTGCCGATGGCGAGGGCGGCGGCGGCGGGCGTGCTGTGTTTCACCACGCTCAACGCAGGCGGGTCCACGGTGTAATCGAACCAGCTCACGCCCCGTTGCCAACGGGCGGCGCGAACAATGACGGCCGCGCAGGACAGATCCTGCGCCGCCTCGGCCCGCGGTTGGATATCGAGGTCCACGGTCCCGAGCGCGAGGTCGCGGCCGGCGCCGATGGCGGCGTTGATCGCATGGGTGATCATCGCGCCCGCCGAGGCGTAGGCTCCACCGAGTGCGAACAAGGTGACCTCGGGCGTGTCGGTGACGACGATCGTGTTCAGCCCGCCACTGAAAGCCGATTGTTGAAGATAGGCCGTCTCCTCGAGCTGGGCCCAGGCGCCGCGGGCGGAGTAGCGGATGCCTTCCGCGCCGGCGCTGGCCAGCGGCTGGGGCGAGTTGGCCTGGCCTTTGAACACGCGGACGTTGTTGCGGAACACCTCGACGACGTCGTTGACCGCCATCAGCGGCGCCGCATCGAAGGCGCTGCCGTGGACAAACGCCAGCGTGTCGGCCGCCAGTGACCGGAAGGCGAGCGTGACGTTGGCGAAGCGGGTGTCGCGCAGATCGTACACGGCGGCGCCGTTGATCTTCAGGGTCCAGAGGGTCGCGGTCATTGGCCGGCAACCCGCCCTTCCGTGCGCGCGTTCAACCGGTCAATCTGGCTTTGCAGGGCGGCCCGCAATTGTTCGTTGCCAGACTCCATCGCGCCGATCAACTGCAGCAGCAGCGCGGTGAGCTGCGTATTGCGGTCGGCCAGCGCGGCATTGGCCCGCGCGCGAAGCTGGTCCGCGGTCGGCTGCGGCGCGGGCGCCGGTGGCCCGAATGGTTGCGATTCGGCGGTGACCTCGACCAATGGTCGGGGCGGTTCGCCGGCCTGGCGGCGGGCGCGTTCCAGGGCGAGCCGGTCCTGCAACGCCTTGTTGCCGGCCAGCTTGGCTTGGGCCTCGGCCTGTGCGAACGCTTCGTCGTCGGCCTTCTGTCTGTCGGCGGCGGCTTTCTGGGCCTCGGTGCTGGCCGCGGCCTGGGCGGCCGTGCCCGTGCTGATCTGGGCGGCCTCGTTGAGGGTGGCCTGTTTTTTTTCGTTGGCCGCGAGCTGGGCCTGAATCTGCTGGAGTTTGAACGCCGCATCGGCGCGTTCCTTCTCGAACCGGGCCGCTTCCTCCTCGTATTTGCGCCGGGCCTCTTCGGCTTTTTTTCGCTCGGTGGCGGCATCGGTCAACTGTCCATCGGGCGTGAGCAGTAGCGCCTCGGCGGCGGCTTTACGCTCCGGCGCGGACTGGAGCGCGGCTTCCGCTTCGGCAATCCGTTGGCGCAACGGGGCCTCGGCGCGGGCCCGGGCTTCGGCCGGAATGTCTTCGTACCGGACTTCGTAGCCGCGCCCGGCCGCGAACGCGGCTTGCCGGGCAGACTGGGCTTCGGCCGGTGACATCGCGAATCCTTCGCGCTGAATCCGCGCGAGCTCAGCGCGGTTCTGTTGGAGTTGTTCGGCGGCGCGCTGCCGATCCAAGACCGCCTGGTTCCGGTCCTGTTCGGCCCGGCGCACGGCCTCGGCACGGCGTTCCTGTTCACCGGCCGCGACCCCGAGCGCGCCGACCGCCTGTTGCCGCGCGCCGGTGGCGTTGGTAATCGCCTCGGCCTCGGCCTGGAGCAACTGTTGGCCGCGCTCGAATTTGCGTTGGGCCGCCGCCGACCGGGCCGAGGCGCGGCCGGCAATCTTCTCGCTCTCCGGCAGATCGGCCTCATCCATGCGGGCGAGATCGAGCGCGAGCTGGGCGTCTTCCTGTTCGCTGGCCCGGCGTTCGTTGGCCTTCTGGGCTTCCAGGAACCGGGTCGCCTGGTCGGCGGCGTTGCTGTAGGCCTGGGTGATCTGGTCGAGGCCGTCACTGTAACCGGCCACCCATTCCCGGAACCGGTCCTGAGCCGGCAAACTGGCGAGCGCGGCGATGCGGTCGCGGATGGTCTTCTGGAGCGCGGCGATCTGTTCGTCGGCGTCCTTGGTGGATTTGGCGGCCTCGTCCTGGTAGCGTTTATACTTCTGCCACGCGAAGCCCACGGCGGCCACGGCCACGGCGAGCAGGGCCAACGGACCGGCCGCGAGCGAGGTGGCCACGCCGCTCATCGCGATCAACGAGCGGGTCGCGGCCACGGCCGATTGCGGCGACAACCCGTTCTCGAGCGCGACACTGGCGATGCGGATCGCGTTCTGGAATCGGCCGAGTTCCTGGGCGCTTTTGACGGTTTCTTCGCGCCCTTTGGCGGTGGACTCGGTCGCCTTCTGCTGGGCCTGTGTCCGGCTTGTGTCGGCGGCGGTGACCCGGTCCAACGCGGCGCGGACTTCCTTCTCGCCGGCCGTGTCGGCCAGCAGGCGAATCAGCAGGTCGAGCGATTTGCGGTTGTCAGCCATGGCCTAGAACAAACTCACGATGTTGTACGCGAAATTGAAGGTCAGGCCGTCGCCATTGACGATCTCGGGGCATTGCGGGACGCAGATCCGAAACTGATCGTCCTCGGCCACAACCCAGAACTGCGTGAAGCCGCCCGTGGACGGCGCGACCTGGGTGACTTGGATGTTGCCGCTACCGGCCACCATGCCGGGCGCGGCGACGACCTTGTTGGTTTGTTGGCCGGTGATCTCGGCAAACCCGTTGGGTTCCAGTGGCGGCGTGCCGAGATATTCAAAGGCGCCGCCGATCACGCTGTATTGCAGCACCAAATAAGGCGCTTCAAAGCGGGCGCTGGTGATCTTGACCTGGGCATCGGGAATCCGCGACTGCGCTTCGTTGACGCCGCCTTCGCCATCGGGATCTTCTTCGATCAGATAGAAGTCGCCGTCGCTGGCCAGCAGCGAGGCCTGCAACGCCTGGAAGCCGCGCGCGGCGGCGTGCGTGGCGCAACTTTTCCAGACCTCGAACGCCAGCGCGGTGCGGTCATTGCCGCGGTTGACGGCGAGGATCGAGGCCAGCCGTGTGCCCTCGAGCAGTTCCGTGGCCCGGTCATGCGCGAATGCCGGGTTGTCGCCATCGCCCGACTCGGTGCTCGAGGTGAGCCAGACGGTGGCGGCATCGCTGCGTTGGAAGTAAGCGCGCATGGCGGCGCGCCCGGCGGCCGCGCCCCGGTAGGGTGAGACCGCCGGGCCGACCGATGATTCTTAGCCGCGGTCAACGCGGTTGATCGTGCCCCAGGCCAGCGTGGCGTGCGGGACCTGGATCAGGTTGAACTCCAGACCGGTATTGTCCTGGGGTTCGTCCTTGGCGTTGCCGGCCGGTTCGAGGTAGCACTTCGGCAGTGTTTCCTTCTCGATCACCTTGCCGTCCTCGAAATACCGCCAGACCTCGGCGCTGACGATCTGCTCGCTGACAGCGTGCTTGCTGAAGGTCCGCTGGGTCTGGGCCTCATAACTGTAGGTCACCGAGTAGGCGTACTCGCCGGCCCCGGCCAGCGCGCGCAGGAAACAGATCCGGCCCGCGTGATAGTCCACCTGGTAATCAGTGTTCTCGACGAGGTTGGTGGCCGGTGTGCCGCCGTCGCCGATCACGACGCTCGACACGCCGCGTTTGGCGAGCGGGTACCAGACCCCCGCCAGCACGTCGCCGTAGGCGGCGGCGCCGGTGATGTCGGCAATGGCTTCGTCGCCATCGGTGCCGGCGGTTTGCGTGGCCGACGCCGCGCTTCCGCCGAAGAACCAGGCGCGCAGAATTTTTTCGGTCCGCTCGTAAGCCTTCAGGCTGTACGTGGTCTTGAGGTGGACCTGGCGGCGTTTGACGACGCCGATCACGCCGCCGCTGACCCCGGTCAGCTCCTTGTTCTGCAGCTCGGGGTTGACGCCGAGCGGATCGATGTGCCCGAAATGCGTCGGGAACGAATCGCCGGGGAACGTCACCAGGACAACGTCCGCGCCGGCGAGGATGTTGTTGCTGCTGGGGCTGTGTTTCAGTTGGCTCATGGCCTTTCTCCTTTGTGGTTGTGGTTCATTTCTCCAGCGCCATTCCGGTGACGCGGAAATTGCAGTAGAAAGCGTTGCCGCCGCGGATGCCGAACATGTCCTCGCGGTCGGCCTGGGGGATCACCTGCAGCGCGCTGCCGAGTTTCTGGTCCACGGCCGCAAACCGGGTGGTGGCGGCCTGGCGCGGGGTGCCGGCCACGAGCGGCTCGTCATGCAAGGCCTGGAAAACGGCGTAACAGACGTTGAGGATCTTCTTTTGCGCGCCGCTGGCGGCCCAGTTGATCAGCGGGAACTCCAGGACCGCGATCGCGAGCTGCGGTTCCATCAGCAACCGGTTGCGCGCGTCGCCGCCCAGCACCAACCCGCGCAACGTGGCGATGCAAACCAGGCCGGGCTTGACGGACCGCGCCCCGTCCACCGTGGCCAGTCCTTTCGAAGCGAGCACCTGGCCGATGTTCTGGTTGATCGTGCCATCGGTGAACTCGGCGATGTAGAGATCGGTGAACGCGCTGGCGGCCTCGAGGATCGCGACGGCGCGGGTTTGAACAGCAGCCAGTTCGACGCTCATGCCGCCGGTCCTCCGCGGTCGAGTTGCGCCAGCAGGTAATCGTTGCCGGCCGCGGCCGCCGCGTCGAGGAGCTGGTCCTCGGTCGGCAACACGCCGCGGTCCTGTTGGATCACGACGCGCGGCACGAGCCAGAACAACACTTCGCCCGCGCCCGCGGTGGCCCGGGTGTTACCGGTGGCGAGCACGCGTTGGCCGGCCCGTTTGCCTTTGGCCACGATCCGGAAAGCGTTCTCGACGAACACCAGCGCCTTGCGCCGGCCGCCGACCATCGCGAACTCCAGCCGACCGGTCCAGCGCGCATCACGCGGCCTCGTCCCGTAAGCATCCTCGGTGGCCGGCAAGGCGAGGTTCTTTGCCGCCACGGGCGTGATCGTGGTTGGGCCAAAGTACCGCGGGCCGATGCCCGGTTGCGCGATCGCGATCGTGGCGGTGAGGCCCGACACGACCGGCTCGGCAACGGACCGGGCGGCTTGGGCCCAGTAGTTCTGCCGTTTCCAGCCCATCTGGTTGGGCCGCGTGGCCTGCAACCGCGCGAAGTTCCCGCGGACGGAATTGCCGGCGCCGCGGCCACAGGCGCGGACCAAGCCCGCGCTGTTGACGGTCGCGGGAATCCGTTTCAGCACGGGCGCGATCTCATCCTTGGTGATGGTGATCGCGAGGCTCATGCGGCCTTCAACACTCCATCAGTGAAGGTGACCGCGTCGCCGAGGCGCGTGAGGATCTGCTGGAGCAGCGACTGGCTCCGCAGATTTACCGGCTGGGCGAGACTGGCCTTGAGGTCCGGCACCGGCCGGGGCGCGACCTGGTCGGCTGGCTCAATCAAGCCCAGCGCCAGTACTTCGGCGCGGCTGATGTCGCGGGTCCACATGCCCGACCGGAACGCGAAGGGCGGAAACGGATTTTGCAGCGTGTCGGTGTACCCGCCCGCGCCGTCGCCCAACGCCTGCCAGATCAGGGAATCTTTGCGGGCGATCATTCGGCCCGTGGCTTCAAGTACGCGCAGGGCCGCGTTGTCGCCGACCGCGCGCGCAGCCACGGTCCAGCGTTGCGGCCAATTGCGTTCCTGGGCGCGGGCTTCGAGCCGGTACAGTTCCTGGGCCGGGAACGCATCGAGGACGGCGGTGTCCTGACTGGCCACGAAATCGCCGTAGCCTTGGGCGAGTTCGCGCTGTGTGGTGGTGATCAAATCGAGCCGCGCATCATCGAGGAGCGCTTCCTCGGCCAGCCCTTGCCGGGCCTGCTGGAGCACCACGCGGGCCGTGGCGTAATTGGTCTTGCCGGCCGCGAGATCGACGGCCAGCCCGGCCACCTGATCCAAAAACTCCGCGGATTGGACCCGGGCCGAGATCTGCGTGAACCGCAACACATCGCCGCCGAGCGCCCGGTACTGGGTCGCGTTGAGCGTGGTCGGCAGCGCGGTCTTGACCGCCGCGCTTTCGAGCGCGCGCGAAAAGGGAATGGGTTGGCCGAACAACATGCGAATCAAAGCCCGTTGAAATCTTCCCGTGGCACCGGCGCGTTGACGGTTTGCGTGCCGGCCCCGGTGGCGCTCTCGCCGGTCGCGGGATCTTCGATGGCGAACGCGCCTTCCTGGACGCGCTCAAATAGTCGGATCGCGGCGGCATTGGCCTTGGCCCGGCTGCCGTTGGCGTCGTCCACGATGCTGGCGGCGGGCCGTTTCATGATCTCCCAGACCACGCGGTCGAGGGCCGCGCCAAGCAGGCGCGACGGAATCGTGTCGGCCGCCCCGCGGGTGATATGGGCGGGGATGTAACCGTGGATCTCGTCAGTGATCTGCGTGATGATCTCCGCGACCGGATCCGCCTGGCCCGCACCCAAGGCGGCGGCGCGAAGCGCGGACAGCTCCGCGCCGCTCACCTTGGTGAGGATCTTGGCTTCCGTGATCGGAATCCAGGCCATCGGCGTTAGAGCCCCGTCCCCGCGCTGAGATAGACGTGGTTGGTCGTGGTGCCGTTGATCAGTTGCACCAGGTTGCTGGCCACGGGCCGGATTTGAAACGCGCCAATGAACAGCTTGGACTTGGCGACCACGTTCGAGCCGCTGATGAAGTCCGGTGGCGAGTTCGAGGACAGCATCGTGCGCCAGAGTTCGCGGACCCCGAAGTCGGGAGTGTGACCGGCCGTGGCGGCCGTGGTGAACGACCCGGCACTGGACAGCCACGCCTCGCCGGTCGAATCCTGGACGCGCCATTGGAAGTAGTAGGTGCGATTGGGGATCAACGAGCTGAGCGCTTGCGTGAACGTCTGGTTGTTGGTGTAACTGCCCGTCACCGCCAGCGAGTTCGGCCAGGCGGTGGACAGCGTGCCGGCATCCGAGGCGCCCCAGAACACGCGGAGCGAGGCGGCGTTGGTGACGCCGGCAATCACGCCGTTGGAACTGGTGATCGCGCCATCGAGCGTGATGCCCGTGGTCGTCGGGGACGCGGAGGTCGCGGTGATGCTCAGCGATTGGGCGGCGGCCTCGCTGAACCGGGCCGGCAGAACCAACGCGGCGAGCAGGGCGATGAGGCAGATCACCATCATCAACTCGATGAGGGTGAACGCGGGACGTGGATGGTTGCGGTGCGAGAACATATTACTTCTTACCTTCTTCCTTCTTGGTGGGTTGCGGTTCCTTCTTGGGCTCGACTTGGCCCTCGAAGTTGACGCCGCGGCCGCTGTTGATCAGCGCCAGGGCTTCCTGTTCACGGCACTCGATCACGTCGCCCGCTTTCGCGCCGCCGTAATCGAGGTTCAATTTGATCTTCATTCGTTCCTTCGTTGCGGTTGCGGGTGATCGGGATTGGACCGGTCACCCGCAACTTTGTGAGTTACGGGTTTGGGCGCGCTCAGGCGTTGGCGACGGTCAGCTTGCGCATGCCGGCGGTGGCGCAGATGATGGTGCGCTCGTAGCACTCGACCGTGATGTCCACGTATTTCGGGTGCTCCTCGGCATACACCGCGACACGGCTACCCGCGCGGGTGTTGGACACGAACCGCTTGACGTTGGACGGGTCCATCTTCGTCAAGCCGCTCTCGGCGTAATAGCCGTACACGGCGGCGCCGACGATCATCGCCTTGGTCGCCGCGGCCGACTGGTACTGGGCCTCGACGTGAACGACGTCCTGGACGCCGAGATACCGGGCGAGGCCCGCCTCGTCGCGCGCGAGCGCGGCATCGGCGGCGGCGCTGTTCGCCTTGGCCTCGTAAGCATCGAGCCGGTACTGCCAGGCGGTGTCGCCAAACAGGACCTTGGTCGGCTTCACGCCCGCCGCATCGCGGCCGGCGTTGACCATCGCCCGGACCAACCCATCGGGGTTGGTGTTGCCGGTGAACGACGCGGCGGCGTTGGTCGCCGCGGCATCGATCAGCGCCACCGCCCGGCGGAGCCGGTTGCGGTTCAGGCGCTGCATCAGCAACTCCGTGTAGGCCTGGCGCAGGGCGTCGCTGTCCTCATCCTCATCGAGATCGATGCGGATGGTCAGGCCGCGGTTGTCGGTCTTGGCCTCGGCCGTCGTGCCCTTGTAGGCGACGCGCTTGAAGTCCGCGCCGATGGCGCGGAGATCGTCGTCGGTCTCCGAGAGCAGGAACTCGTTGTTGTCCATCAGCCGGTAACTGAAGAACCGGCCGGCAGGCACGGCGGGCGCGATGCGCTCCAGGAGCGCCTCGATGTTGTTCGGGTCCGTCCAGCCAACGATGAAGCCCGTGAGCGCAGTGCTCAGGTGTGTCGCGTTGAACCGCGACTCGTTGGCGAAGTAGATCCGACCCGCCTGGTTGTCGGCGCCGCGATCCGCGTGGATCTGGGCCGCGATGATGTCTTGAACGTTCTTCTTCATGATCTGTGTTGGTCTCTCTTGTGGTTGATTGATTGCCGGCAGGGACTAGCTGACGGTGACCGGGTACGGGAAGCAGGGCGCGAACTCGAACTCCCCGTTGTTCCCGCTGCAGGCCGTGAGGGCGCGGCCTTCGACGTAGTACGTGCCGGGTGCGATGCCGGTCAACGTCTGGAACTTGCCGGCGGCGGCGCCGACAATGTAATCGCCCGCCGCAATGGCGGCCGAGCCGACGCCGAGCTTGGTGCCACAGCTGGCGCCGAAGCAATCGACAACGAGCGCGTCCTCGGCCGCGTCAGCCAGGTCATCGCTGACCCCGAGCGCGGCTTCCGCGCCGGCGAGGGCAACGTGGTTGGCGTCGGAGCCGAGCTTGTAGCGGAGGTTGCGGGCGGTGGTGGCGGCGTCGGCCTTGAACGATTTGCTGCCATCGGCGCGGACGCCTTCGCCGATGTTGGCAAACGCGGTGCGTTTGCCGAAGCTGATCGCCATCGCGGCGATCAGGATGCTGAGATGCTTCTTCATGGATTCCTTTTATGTGGTTGAGTGGATTGCGAGCGATGGAATGAGACGGGCGGGGACTATTCCGCGGTCTCCTCCTTCGCGGTGGCGAACAGTTCGGGTTTGGCTTTCTTCGCGTTGGCGAACGCGACCGTGCGCCGGTTCTTGGTGCCGGCGGGCAGCTTGGCTTCCTCGATGTCAATCGCGGCGCTGATCGCGGCGACGGTCTGGGCGTTGACCGGTGTCGACCCCTTGCCGGTCGGGTGCGCGTTGGCGAAGGTCTTGACCTTCTTGGCCAGCTTCGCGAGCGCCGGCGCTTCATTGGCGAAGTCGTTGGTCAACCGTCGTTCCCAGTCGGCCTTCTCGGCGGCCGTGATCCGGCCATCGGCGATGGCGGCCCCGACCAATTCGCCCACGCGCGCCTGGCGTTCGTTGGCAAACTCGGTCTTGGCGGTGTCCCGTTCGCCGGTCAACTTCGCCACGGCCGCGGCGCGGTCGCGTTTTTCGTTGGCCAGTTCGACGGTGAGCGTGTCGGCCGTCTTGGCTTTCTCGCTCAGGCTTTTGATCCCGTCCTTCATCTTGGTGATGAGTTCGGGCTTGGCATCCTGCCCCTCGGCTGGCGCTTCGTTCGCGAAGCCCAAGCAAGTGGCGATGAACAGCAACAGGTCTTTCATGCCTGTTTTCTCCTTTTGGTTCTCGGGCTCCTCGTTCAAAAACGGCAACGTCGGAGCGCCCTTGAGGTTTGGCCTGTTCGTCAGGCCGACCGAGGCGAGCACAAGCGGTCGATAGACCGGCACGCCATTTTCCGTCGCCACCGGTTCATCGGCTGCGAACCAGCGGGGCGAAAGTTTGATTTTCACGCGGGCATTGACCAGCGCCTTGCCGGACGGTTCCGGCAGGAGCTGTCCCCATAGACCATCGGCGCGCGCCGCGAGCGCGACGAACCGGCCGTGCAGTCGTTGGTCGGGATATTGCGCGGGGTCTTGATCGGGATGCCCATTGAACAGCGGCACGCCCTGGAACAACCGGACCACCTTGCCGGCCAGCGAATCGAACCAGGTCACCATCGCGTCGGCCGCTGGGCGGTCGAACCGCTGGATTACCGGCTGGCCGCCCAAGTCGTACTCGTGATCGCCGTAGGGCGCGATCATGACCCAGTTATCCTTGGCTGATGCCAGATCGACTTCGTTTTCGAACCCGATCAAAGCGCGGTGGTAATCGCCCGGCAGCTCCGCGCCGCGATCGTTGGCAAAGCAGCGAGCCCAAAGTCCAAGGTTCAAAGTCCAAAGCCGGAAACAGTTCATCATTCCTCTCCTTCGAGTTCGCGGAGTCGCGCGGCCGCCCAGGCCTTGCCGGCATCGCCGCCCCACAGATCCCAGGCGATCCGGCCGGCGGACGGAAACCCTTCCTCGCCCTGGTTAAAGCCGGTGGCTTGCTTGTCCACCTCGTGCCGCGCAAAGAACGAGACCATGCGCCCGATGGTGTCCGCCCCGATGCGGCCGTTGAGGATGTCGCGGGCGCGGGCCACGCCGATCTCAGTGCCGCCGCGGTTGAACTGGCGCCGCCAATCAAGGGCACGCTTGGCCGCGGCTTTCATGGCATCGGTCGTGTCGAAGCCGGTCGGCTTCTCGTTGGCCAGCGGTTTGGCGGTGCGCGAGGTGAGCGCGTTGAGCAAGTGGGCGGCCATGCCGTTGGCCTCGGCCTGGGCGAGTTCCTGGACGGCGGGCGAGTTGATCACCGCCGCGGCGAGCGTTGGATCGGCGGCGATGGCCTGCAGTTCGCGGATGAACGCGGCCTCGTCATCGAGCGCGAGCAACACATCGAGCCGCTCGGCCAGGGGCTGGTTCGCCGCGGCCAGCGCCCGGGCAACCGCCTGCTTGGTCTGCGCCGCAATGCGCGCCGCGCCGGCTTCGTTGACGAAGCCCTGGGGCGGACTGGCCGCGACGGTCGAACCGGTCGGCGCGGCGGGACGGGCGAACTCTTCGCCGTTGGCGACGGTGGCGCCGTATTTCTCGGCGAGCTTGCCCAGCGCGATCTGTGCGCCCCAGCCGATCAGCGCGGTATCCTTCTTCAACTCGATGTCCGTGTTCTGCTTGGCGGGCGTCTTGAGCTTGAAATACACCAGCGGCCGGACGCCGGCGCCGTGCCACCACCGCAACACGGGCATGGTGACGCCTTCGTGGACCTGTTCCTCCAGCCAGAGCGCGTCGGCTTCAAGGATCGCGTCGGTGAACTGCATCTGGTTGCCGGCCCCGACGCTGTCGCTGGGGCCGGCCTTGACCGCCAGTTCACTGCCGGTCCACAAGCGGATCAGCCGTTTCTCCAAACGTTCCAGGAGCGCGTCGAAGATCGCTTGGCCGGACTGCGGTCCGCTGTATGTGATCTTGGTGCCAGTGCCGTGCACCAAACCTTTCGCGCGAAACAGCGCGGCAATGTCGTTGCGCAGGCCGGTCCATTCGGCCGACGATTTCTCGGCGCTGGTCTCGGCATCGAGAAAGCCGGCGCCGAAATCCTTGTTGAACTGGAGCCAGTCGTTGAGGCTCATCCGCTGGAACACGTAATTGATCGTCGAGGGCAACAACAGGCCGGTGCCCACGCACACGAACCAGTCTTCGGCCGTCATCTCGACGCCGTAGGTGCCGGCGTTGATCGGCAGGTAGCGCAACCGCGACTCGGTGTTCTCGAAGAACCAGAGCGGGACGAACCGGTACTCGGCGCTCAGCCCGTCGCGGACCACGGGCGCGCCGTTGGGATCGGTGGCCCAGACCGGCGCGCGCGGTTGCCAGACCGTTTCGTGCACAGAGTAGCGGTGGCCGCGGGCGCGGGCCGCCTGGCGCAAAAACAGACTCAGGCTGCCGCGCAGGTTCTGCTCGGTGACGTCCGTCGCGCGGAGATTGTTGTAGAAGTAGAGCAACTCAGCCCGTTGCTTCAGCGCCTCGGGATTCTCGGACTCGCCCTCCGCGACCAGGATATCCCAAGGCAAGCGCGACGGCCCGTCGTAGCGGGCGGGGGCAATCGTGGCAAGCTGATCGTCGCGGGACTCGATGGCGTGGAAGGTCCGGGCCAGTTCATTGAGGTGGCCGGCGTCCCAGGCCTCGATCCGTTGGACCAGCGTCGCCGAGTTCAAATTGCGGATCGGGTTGAACCGGTAACGTCGCTCGGACACGATCCGCTCGCTCGTGACCGCAGACTCAGATTTCAGCCGGCGCGGCATGGGTCAGACGGCCTCCAAGATCAATGGGTTGCGGAACGCAACCGGCATGGGAATCCTGCCGGCAACCGTGTCGGATAATCCCCCAGCGTGGCGCCGGTCGATTTTCGGGGTTGGGATGGCCCGTAAAATCCGATTAAATACCGATTTAGACGCCCGTCCGGGCGTTCCGGCGACCGGTTCGCGCCCATGATGGCCAAACTGGCGGCGGCAGGTGGGTTCTGCCGTCATACGAATGCCCCCCGTTCTTCCGCGACCGTGGCCCCCGTCGCCTCGTAGCCGGCATGGCCGGTGGTCGCCAGCCCGACTTGGGCGAGTTTACCGGCGTCGAAGGTGTCGCCGTGGCCGCCGTCGCGGTTGTCCACTTCGCAGCGGTAGGCGCCGCGGTCCTTGGTGACTTGGCGGTGATCCTTGGCGAAGTACGGTTCGGGCGGGGTGGTGTACTTGTTGTCGTTGAGCGCGGAGCTGTACTGGTCGCCGGTATAGGTCTTCCAGTTGATCGGTTCCTGGTAACCCGGCGGCAACGGGTCAACGCTGGCGCCGCCAAGGACCAGCACCACCGGCACACCGGCAACACCGGCATCGCGCGTGCCCTCGGCGAACAGCCGTTCGTTGCTGGCATCGATCACGACCCGGCGGGCGCGGGCTTCAGCCCGTTCACAGGCCGTGGCCAGCCGGGCGAGCCGGGCGCGGTGCAACGCTTCCTTGCGGGATTTCCAGATCAGGTTCAGGACCGTCACGAACTGGTTGCCGGCCTGTTGGGTGACACTGGCGCTGGCGGGGTTGGACTGGCCGCCCTCGGTCGAGGCCACGTCGAACCCGATGGCCGTGGGCAAGCCGGGCGTGAGATGTTCCAGCAGCCAGGCCACGCCCGCCTCGAAGTCGGCCTCGCTCTCAACGTTGATGTGCCGGCACCGGCCGACGCCGCGTTTCTGGGCCTCGTGCAACGCCAGCGCGTCCACCGAGGCCGCGCCGCCGTACTCGTGCACCAGCGTGTAATTGTTCCGCAGCATGCTCTTGTTCGGCTCGCTGGCGAGGAACTGTTCGAGCGTGAGCGGCTGGCCATTGTCGTTGTAGAGGACGTGTCCGGCCGCATAAGCGTCGGCAATGTCCACCCGGTGGATCCGGATGCCGGTCGAGCCGCGATAGAAATGGCCGCTCGCGTTGGGCGTGAACACCAGCGAGGGATCGGCGGGCAACGTCATCGCGAACCACGGATGCCGATCGTCGCTGGGCAGGTTCGAGGCGTAGATCATCTTGAATGCCGGGTCGGTGTCGATGATCGGGCGGATCGCTTCCTGGACTTCGGCTTCGTTCTTGATGAACCCGATCTCGTCGCGCAACACCGTGCCGGTCCAGCCGCGCGCGGTGGCCGGGTTGGGCGCGATCACGCGGAGCCGGGAATAACTGGTGCGGTCAAACATCAACCGCATTTCGAGCCGGCCCGATTTGTAGAGATCGGCGAACCCGTCGCCATCAATCGCGGCGTACACCTGGCCGGTCTCGGCGTTGGCGGTGACGAGCTGGAGCTTGCCTTTCTGTTCGGCGGCGCACTGGTCCAGCGCCAACCGCAGCGCGTGCGCCTCGCGGCCGACGATCAACGCCTGCTCGGTGGCCGTCACGGTCTTGCTGATCAACTCGGTGCCGAGCAACAACGACGCCGACGCGGCGATCACATTACGGCCCGCCGTGGCGCTCATCTCGTCAAAGGCAATATCGCCGAGCGTTGTGGATTTCCGGCACTGGCGGGCCCAGAACAACCCGAGCACGCGCGTCTGCCGGACCGCGACGAGCGCGACCTGCTGGTATTTGCGTCGGGTCCAGCGTTTCATTTTGGCAGCACGACCTCCCCGCTGGCTTGGAGCTGGTCCACGTCGGCGAAATAGAGCTGGCGGAGCTTGGCGATTTTTTCGGCGCGTGGCGTGTTCGCCGTCTCGATGGCCAGCGCCTGGGCGCGGATCGATTCATCGAGCAGTTTCTCGGCCGTGGCGATCTCCATCTTCTCGCGGTCGAGCGCGAGTTTGGCTTCCGCGATCTGGATCTTCTTTTCCGCCTGGCGCAGTTTCTCGTCGGAGCGACGGCCCTCATCGCGCATCGCCAACGCCCGGGCGATCTCGGCGAACGCGAACGCCTTATCCTCGGGCTTGCCTTCGCTCGTGCGGATTTTCGGCGCGACTTCGAGCAACAGCGACCGGACGAAGCGGGTGTCGCCGTCGTCGCCGATCAGGCCGAGCGATTGTTCCATGCGCTGGGTGAACACGAGATCGGCGTTGCGATCGGCATTGCGCCGGGCCCAGCTTTGGTATTCCTCGGACTTGAAATGTTCGTAGAGTTTGGCTTGGCAATTCCATTTCGCGGCGGCGAGATCCTTGGCGTCGGCGGTCCAGAGCTGGGCGGCGGGCGCGCCGCCGATGTTGGCGTTGGGCTGCTCAAACAGCCAGTCCACGATCTGCTCGAACGCGACGCCGTTAAGCAGCATCGTGTAGAGCGATTCGCGAATCGCAAAGGGCAGCGTCGAAAACTTGGATCGCGATTTAGCCACGACGGATCAGGTGTTCCCTTTCGGCGGTGCGCATTCCCTCGGGGGTGATGCTCCAGCGCGGGGCCGCGCCCGGCGAGATGCTGTCTTCCTGGCTGCGGACATTGACGCCCCAAAACGCCAGGGCGCGCTCGACGTCCTCGACCGTCACGGCGAACGGGCAATCCGGCCCAATGAAGGCGTGGAGGGCCTTGGCGGTGGCGCCGCGGCCGGTGGTCAGACGGTACAACTCGGCCAGCACGGCCTCGCGAATGAACCGCAGTTCGTTGGGATCAATGATCATGGCGGGACTCCACGTGGTTGACGCGCCGGAACAGTTCGGAGATCTGCTCTTTGTGGCTGGTGACCAAGGCGCGCAGTTCGCCGCGGAACTCCAGGAAGGCGTCGAGCTTGCCATTGACCATGTTCATCTGGAGGTCGCGTTCATTGGCGCGCCGCTCGAACTCATCCTTGGTCAGAAACTTCTTGAAGATCTCCAGCGTCTGCGCGTTGCCGCCGGCTTCGAGGTTTTGCAACCGGCTTTCCTGCTCCTTCTGTTGGTCGCGGTATTTTTGGAGGCGCTCGACGACGCGGGCGGTCTGGAGCTCGGCCAGTTGCTTCTCAGAGTCTTTGAGCGCGAGATCCTGTTGCTCGAGCCGCCGCTGGTACGGGCGCACCAGAAACGCATAGATCGCCAGGCCGCCGACAATGGTGCCGATGATGTTCGAGCCAATCGTGGTGAGAATCAGCCAGGTGTTGATCACGCCGGAGAAGTCCTTTCAGAAGGCGGCCTCTGTGCGCTGGCACAGAGGCCCGCCCCGTCTGGTTGGCGCCGCGCACTCGCCTGAGCCGGATTCCGCTCCCAGAGCAAAGCGCCAACAAGTTGGCGCACTCCAAGACGCGACGCGAACGGCGCTCGGTGCGTGGCTGGTTTTGTAGATAGGGGTTCGATGACGGGTGGCGGCGGCGCAGGCGCAGCTTCGCGCTCGCCGGCCCCGAGCAGCCGCAAGACGGCGATGCTGAGCACGGCGAGAAAGAACAGGCCCAGCGCCAGATCGCGCATCACGATTCTCTCGGCGTCACACGCCTCTTGAGCCCAAGGCGGCAGCGGTTTGGGGTCGTGGCGGCGGGGCTTCACCGCAACACCTCCAGGGCATCGGCAGGGAGTTTGAGGAACAGCGTGACAGTGAGTTCGACCCGGACAAACCCGCCCGGGCAGATCGCCACGACCAGCCCCTTGGTGCCGGCGTGCAAATGCATCTCGGCTTTGTCGTCCCAGCAATCGCGGATCAGCGCGACTCGCTGGCCGAGCAGCGTGTCACCAGCGGAACCGGGCTTTGAACCCGATCCACCAGCCGCCTCGTTTTTCCGTGCGCACTTGCTCGCCGTCGCCGTCCCAGCGGCTGATCGCGCCGTCGTGGTCGCGCCACCAGGCGCGGAGGCGGCCGAGGATCGAGGTTGCGGTCGGGCGTGGAGCGTTGTCGGCATCGTCGGGGTCACTTGTTGGCTTGGGCATCGATCTTGGCCTTGGCGAGTTGGACGGCGATTTCGAGGGCGAGATTGACCAGCGACGCGCCGATCTCGGCCAGGTCATGACCGATGTCGCGCAACTCCGCCAGGACGCGCTCGCGTTTCTCGGCGCCGCTCAGATCGAGGCGCATCGCTTCGGCAACCAGCTCGCGGATGTTGCGGAGCAGGCCGTCGTTGTGGACGAGCTTGCCGAGGACGTACCAGAGAGTTTTGAGCCAGAAGGTTTTCATCGGGAGTTTCCTTTCGGGAAATAACCGCGGTTGCCGGGGCCGCCGTGATCAGACTTGTCGGCGGCGCCGCCCAACCAGTTCTGCGGTTGATCGGCGGCAACCGACTCGGACTGGACCTTGTGCGTCGCGGACCAGATCACGCCGAGGATCGCGAGGATCGCGCCGACGATGGTCTGGACACCGGCATCGTCGAGCGTGCCCCGCGCGACCAAAACGCCGCCGAGGGCGGTGAGGATGTGGCGGACCAGCGCGAAGATGATCTGTCGTTTCATTAGCGAACGTCCCGGGTGTTTGGGTTGGTGGGGGCCGGGCAACCGGCCGAAACGCAGAGGTCAGCGCAGGGAGACAGGCAGCTCACGACAACAGAGGCAACTGCAGCATGGGCTGGGGCCGCTCCATTGCGCTGAGTTCTGTGTTCCGAACAGTTGCCTCTGTTTTGCATGCCCGCGGTTGTACGCGGGAACCGACCAAACCGTGAGCGGACTTGCGTGAGTTGCGCGGGTTGCGCGGAGTTTGTTGGGGGCTCGGTCGCCCCGGCAGAAGCGGGGCGAACACGACGACTATACAGCCGGTCTGCTAGGCGTTGTCAACTACCGGCTCGCGGCTGATGGCGCGCGACGCCGCGGAGAGATGATCGGCGCACGGTTGATTGCGTTGCCGCCACGATTCGCAGCAGGCTTTGCAGAACACCCAGGGCGAATGCGGCCGATTGGATTTGCGCCGGGCAAAAATCGCGCCTTCCTCGGCCATCCGTTTGGCGGTGTCGGCGCTGACGTTCATGATCCGGCCCGCTTCCTCGCTGCCGGGCTCCTGCTTGGTGACGACGCGCTGCACGCCGGTCGCAGGATCGGTTGCCAGCTCGAGAAACCCCGGCAGGATCAATGTGAGATTGGGCGCGCGCGATTTCATGACGTGACAGATTGATTGACCACCAAGGCACCAAGACACGAAGAGGAGGAAGCCTTGAGCGCGTCGGCTTCGCTTGGTGCCTTGGTGCCTTGGATGTGATTCATCCTCATCGGAGCGCGAGTCTGTTGTTGTCAGTGCGGTGATCTTCGTCGGCGTGTTGGGCGATTTGCTCGACAAGATCGCGCAGGGCGGCCAGCGGCGTGGGGCCGAATCCGCAGATACCGGCAATCGGGTCGGGACCGATCTGGGCCGCGAACGGTTGGACAACGGGCGGGCCTTGGTAGGCCGGCCCGGGACTGTCTTTCCAAAAGCGGATTATCAAGGTGTCGATGTCATCGCCGCCGATGGGTACGTCGCCCCACGGGGTTTGCAGATTGGCCTGGCTCATTTTCTCCGTGTCTCCGTGTCTCCGTGGTTGGTCTTCATCTCTGCCTCTCTTTCGTTTCCTGGCCGCGTTTGGGGCAGGTGGGGATGTGCTGGGGGAAGGTGAGTGGCAGGGTGAGGCGGAGCTGGTCGCAGCGGGCGCAGATCAAGGGCAAGGAAGAAGGAGGAGGGAAGAAGGAAGAAGGCGGAGGGAGGGCCGGATTTGTTCCTTGTTCCTTGTTCCTTGTTTCTTCGCCGCGTCGGGCGCGGGCGGCGATGGCGAGAGCTTCGCCCTCGGTGAGGCCACGTCGCTGGCGGGCGCGTTTCTCGAATTGCTGGGACCGGTAGAGTTTGCCGAACATGCTCATGGGGTCACCTCGGCAGGCAAGAAGGAAGAGGGAAGAGGGAGGAGGGAAGAAGGCAAAGAGGCGGGGGCATCGAGCGGGCTTTGGCCGTGGCCGGTGTGGAGATAGATCGCGGTCGTGTTGAGATCGGCGTGGCCAAGCCAGTCCTGGACGGTCTTGATGTCGTTACCGGCACGGAGGGCATCGGAGGCGAAGGCGTGCCGCAACGTGTGCGGCGTGATCCGCGTGGTGATGCCGGCCGCACGGACGGCGGCGCGCATTTGTTTGGCAATGGCTTCGTCGGTGGTGTGCCACCGGTATTGTCCGCGCAAGATCGTCGAGGGAAACAACCATTGCCAGCGCAGTTCGCGAGCGGCGCTCTTGTATTTGATCGCCAGCCGGCCCGGCAGTTCAACCAGTCCCTGGCCGTTGGCGAGATCGCACTCGTGGAGCGCGGCCCGCCAGGCGAGGTGCCGCTGCAACGCCGGCACCAGCGCGGCCGGCAAGACGGTGAGCCGCGATTTGTCGCCCTTGCCGGCGTGGACCTTGACCAGCAGCCGGTCGAGATCGATGTCCTGGACGCGGAGCCGGCAGCATTCGCTGACGCGCAAGCCCGAGCCGTACATCAACCCGATCATCAGTTTGACCGGGCCGCGGATACCGGCGGCCATGCGCCCGATCTCGGTGCGGGTCGGGATCGTCTTCAGCGGCCGATGCACAACCGGCAACGGCGGCAACTGGAGCCGTCCCATATCGGCTTTCAAGACGTGTTTGAAAACGAACGCGGCAGCGCAAAGCGCCTGTTTGCGCGAGACGGCGGAGTAGTTGGCCTGGTGCAACGACCAGAGCCAAGCCTGCACATCGGAGCCTGACCATTGCGACGCGGGCTTGGCCGTGAACCGGTACAGATGCGCAGCCCAAAACAAGTACGTCGCCACGGTGGTGCGAGCACAACACTGCTCGGCCAGCGCCACCCGCATTCGAGATTCCAGTCCGTTTTTCATAACAACCTTGTTGGTAGAATTAACTGTTGTGCCGATTCCTCAGCAGCTTTTGAGTAGTAGTATCCATAAGACTAGCAGGATGATTGTGTGGCCTTTGTCGCCGGCCTCGCGTTTGACCTCTTTCACGGCGTTTTGTAGTTCGGTCAGTTGCTTGCGTATTGAGCGCAGTTCATCGGCACAACCATCCGCTGGAGGTAATTCGCTTGCCTCCTCACGCTGGACGAGTCCGCAGGTTATGCACCGCCCGCCCTGCCAGTCGTGCTTGTGTATTCGTTCGTCGCTCATACCTCAGCTACCCGTTCGACGTATAGTGAGCCGAGCATTCAGCTTCGTACTCGATGGCGTCGCGCCGGATGGTGCTGTAGGGCGTCCGCAGCTTGCGGGCGATTTCCGCGTTGGACATCCCACGCCCGAAGAGCAGCCGCACGGCTCGTTTGCGGTTGGCGCGTCGGAAGGCTTCGAGGTTTCGTTTCGTGCTTGGCTTCAGTTTGCAGGCGTACATTATTCCTCCGTTGTGAGATCGAGGTACTTCTCCTCCGCCTCGGCGTAGGTTTTGTATGGCCCGTAGCGACGGACGCGCATCTTCTCCCGGTCGAGTTGGTCCACCACGAAGTCTCCGCATGGGCGCTCTTTCAGCAGCCACGGCCCAAAGCGTCGAACCATCGGATGGAGAGGAACGGAGTCCAGCGGCGGCGTCTGGCTTGCAGTCTTGGCGTTTTTCATCGCTGGCCTCCGTCCCTCATCCGGTCGTTCGGATGACATACGCCAGTAGCAATCATGTGCATCAGGTCTAGTTCCGAAAGTTCATCGTTGAGATATTTCCGCAGCACCTTGTCGTCGCTGAACATCCAAACATCGACGACCTGTCCCGGTTTTTCATAGAGTCGGATTCCAGCGAATGTGTCACCGAGTGGCGTTGGGCTTGGACTCTTTACTTGGCACTCGGCGCGTAGCCTTGCGACGTGTGCTGGTTTCGCAGTGCAGGCTGTCCACTGTGGCGGCGGCGGGAGCGTTGAGAGCAGGGCCATCATCGCGGCCATCGTCAGTCGAGCATCCGAACCCGTCGCTTCTGCCAACGAGGTGGAGCGGGCGGTGTTCTTTTCCGTGGTCATCGTTGTCCTTCCGCTCCACCTTGCGGCAGAGCTTTGTCGTTGGGGCGCTTGACGACGCAGTACCCATTTTCTCGCGCCCGTTCAGCGCAGCCACCGCAAGCCGCAATGATGATGCCTTGTTCGAGGACGTTGTATCGTGCTGGCTTTCCGCACACTCCGCTTTCAGTGTGCGCATTGGCTTCACAGCGCGCCCCAACCAATCGTCCCAGCGAACGGCGAGCCGCTTTGGTCGCTGAGGATTTACTTGGCATTCGTTCCTTTCTGGTGGGTCGCGCCGTCGCTGGACTCACCGTTCGGCGTATAGGCGATGTGTGGCGTTTGGTGGGCAGTCGCCTCGCGTGAGCATGGTAGTGGTATCCACCATTCTACTTGCTCACCATCGTTGAAGCGTGCTGGCCGTTCCCACTCGCCCATGATGCAGTCCACCACGAAGATGTCTCCGTAGTTTGTGAGGCAGGCATATTGCCCGTCCCGCTTTGGCTTGTGGCGTGCGTCAGTCCACGCCGAACCATGCGGCGCATCGAACGTGGCTTTGCGTTTCGCTTTGCCGGGCGTCCATGAGTAGTCGTTACTTCCGAGCATTTTCATCCTCCTTTTGCATTCGGCCAGCCGCGTCGCTGGCCTTCCCGTTCTGCGCCAAGTTTAGTTGTTCCTGCGAGAGTCGCTTGGCTGCTTGCTCGCAGTATTCTTCTCGTGAGTCTATTCCTATGCACGGTATCCCCGCTTCTTTCGCTGCCACTAGGGTCGTGCCGCTTCCCATGAAGCAGTCGGTTATGCAGGTGGGAGCGGTTTCTTGTATGAGCTTTCGGATTAGCTTGAGAGGTTTTTGACAGGGGTGGTTTACGCATTCGGCAGCGTACTGTGAGTAGTTGGGCAGTATCGCTGCCACGCGGTAGATTTTGCTGCGAGCCTGTACGCTGCCGTACCCATAGATTTTCTCATACCAGTGGGCACTCCTGCCGTTGGGTTTCTCCCAGATGTGTTCCGCTTTCGGTGCCGGTAGTGGTGGTGCGAGGAGGCATGGCCAGAAGATGAGTTTCTTCTTTGCTCGGATGTTTCCCAGTACCCATGACACGTCCGGTATTTCCCACCCTTTTTCGTAATCGGGGTACGGTGGGTCTGTCAGCAGTAGGTCGCACGCTGGCAGGCTTTCGAGCAGTTCTTCCGCCGGTGAGAGGTATATCGTTACGAGGCCGTGTTGGTAGTACGGCGCAGAACCACGGGATGCAGGCGAATGCCCACCAGCGGCGGCATCCGTCCGGCAATCCACGATTGGGGCGCTGGTGGTCATCGCTGATCCCGACCGTTCCACGCATTCTCGCTGGCGATGGCGAGTTTCATTTCGGCGCGGCTGGAGTGGCGGCCGGTCCAGTGGGCGAGGTGGCGGGTGGCGGCCCAGAGTTTGTCGGCCAGCACGCTGGCAGCGAGCCAGGCGAGCAGGTGGAGGCGGAGCAGGGTGATGGTCATGCGCGGGCCTCCGGTGCAAGGTAGGGCAGGTTGACGAACTGGAACACGTCCTCCTCGGCGCGGACCTCGAACCGTTCGTAGTAGGCGACCCGCTCGAAGCCGGCGCCGTATGGGTTCCATTTCCAGCCGCGGGCTTGCGCGGCCATGGCGATCTGCCGGTTGTTTTCCGCGCCACCGGTCCGGCAGACGAGGTAATTGAACCAGTTGTGCGGCGTGGCCGTGAACAGATCGACGGGGATGCCGGTGGGTCGGTGGACGGCCAGCTTGTTTTTTTCGCCCCAGGCGGTGCCGCCGTTTTTGTTGGGGCGTTTGGAGAGGATCTGTTGGCGCAGCAGTTCTTCGATGGCCAGCGCGGCGAGATCGCAGTGACGCGGGAAAAGTTCGGGCGCGACGACGCGGGAACCGAAGCGCGGGATGAACAGGAGTTCGATGTCGCCGACCGTGGGTTTCTGGCGGCGGATGCTGCCGGCCACGGTGATCCGTTCGCAGTGTGGTTCGAGCGCGCGGCAGAGATCAGCGGCCACGGCGCGGGCATCGGCGAGCGGGTAGCGTTGTTTGTCGCTCATGCGGCCTCCGTGGCGGCGGGCGATAAGAAGGAAGAGGGAGGAGGGAAGAGGGAAGAGGGTTTAAGCAGCGGTGTGATCATGCGGCCTCCTCTTGCTTGGCGGGCTTGGCGTCTTGGCGGTAAAATAGTTCTTCCTGCACGGGTGGCTGGCACTCGGCGGGGCTGTGGCGGTGGATCAGGGCGCGAGCGAGCGGGGCGGAGAGGAGCCGGTAGAGGCGGATCGGGTTGCCGCCGTCGTTGGTGACCGTCTTGGGAAACGCCTGGCCATCGGCCCAGATCACGGCGAAGCCGATGATGCCGGCATGGCGGAGTTGGGTGAACACGCTGCCGGCAATGCCGGTGCCGCCTTGGGCGGTGGCGCCGCGTTTGGGCAGATCGAGCGCGGAAAACTCGCCGTCCATGCCGCGCGCCAGGGCGAGCCGGCAGACGTCGAGAGTCATGTCCCGCATCGCGGGAGTCTTCCAGGTCCATTCGTTGACCGTGGCTTCGAGGCGGTCAGCAGATCGTTTAACCGCCAAGTCGCCAAGAGCGCCAAGCGGAGTCGGCTGATGGTTGGTTTCAATGCACATTTGATGGCTCCTTAAAAGGGGGTTTCGCCGGTGGTGAAGGGGTCGGCGGAGGAAGGAGACGCGGGGGCGCTGGGACGCGGGGACGCGGGGAAATGTTCGGCCAGCGGCAGGCGCGTGGCGGTGACGAGGATCCGGCCGGTGTAGATGAAGTCCGCGCCGTTGTACACGCGTTCGCGGTGAGCGAGTTGCTGGTCCTCGGCCCATTGGACCTTGGCGCGTTTGCGTTCTTCGATGGTGATCAAGACTTGTTCTTCGAGGATCGGCAGGAGCAGATGCCGCCAGCCGCGGGCGTTGTGATGTTTGTCGCCAGAGACGGCGGCGATGTAGTTCTCGATGCTCTCGGCCGCAGGCGCGGGCTGGCCCGGTAACGCGAGCGCTTCGAGTTGGCGGATGATGGTGGCGTTCGCGACGATGCGATGAATGAACCGGCGGCGGTTGCCTTCGTCCTGGGCATTGGCCAGGTCGTTGCGGGCCTGGTCACTGTCGGGATTGATCTTGACCAGGAGAAACGCCTTGAGCTTGTCGACTTGCCGGTTGCGCAGGTTCTCCCAGTCCTGCCAGCGCCCGAGCGCGGCAATGGTCCACTCGCGGCGCAGCTGCTCGACGTCGGGACGCGGCAGGCGGTCGATGCCCAGATCGCGGCAGTGCCGTTGCACGCCGCGCGCAAACAACGAGTCGAGCATCCGCAGCGTGGCCGCGGAAGTGAGCGTGCGTTTCTCGGGATCAGCGGAGCGACGGATCGGCGCAGCCAGTTCCTCGAGGCGATCCTTGACCCGGTTGAACTCCTGCTTCGGCTCGACGTCCTTCGTGGTGGCGATCTGGCGGCCGATGATCTCGCCAACGACGCGGAGCTTGAGGGCGCGGTCGCTGGGCTTCCAGTTCTGCGCCCGGCAGGCATTGGGCCAGAGCGAGGCGTTGAACCAGAGTTGTTGCTTCGAGGTCATCGGCGTGAGCGGCGGGCGGATTGCACCACGGAGGCACGGAGGGCACGGAGCGGAAGGCGGCGGCGGCGCGGCCGGCGGCGTGAGGTTCTGTGTTTGTTGACTCCGTTCATCTCCGTGTCTCCGTGGTTGGGTTTACCGGTAATCGGCGCGGGCGGCGGGTTCGGCGTGGACGCAGACTTCGCCGCGGCGTGGCGGGCTGTCGGCTTCGAGTTGCCGGAGGCATTGCGCGCCGACGCGGGCGGCGTCCTCGGTGATTACGGTGGCGAGGAACTCGGACGGGCTGGCGGTGATCTTGGCCAGGGCGCTGATCAGCTCGGCGTGTTCGGCCAGCTTGTCGAGGATGCGGACGCCGCTCGCCACGGGGATATCCCACGGATGCGCGGTGAAGATGATCCAGCGGCCGAAGTAGCGGTCCTTCCATTCCTCGTAGAGCTCCCAGCCCTTGCGTTGATCGTGGCCCAGATTGTTGTCGGAGAGCACGGCGCTGAACTCGCGGCGCGCGAGGCAGGCCGCGCCCTCGTCGGCATTGGTGGCGATGGTCAGGTCGGTGTAACCGTGGGCTTCCAGGATCGAGCGGAGCGCCCAGCGCATGGCGGCGCTGTCTTCGATGACCAGGAGGCTTTTGCCGGACGGTGAAGGTTGGACGTTGGATGTGGCACTGCTCATGATCTAGCGGGCCTCCTCGAGAACGGGCTGCGGTTCAAGCGTTGGTTCGGCTTTGACTTCGATGGTGAAGGATTCCTCCTGGAAGACGCGGACACCGAGATCGCCCACGGTGAACTGTCCCTCAGTGGATTGGATGACTTCTTCGCGCGCGGCGATCAGCGCTTCCTTGTTGGGTTCTTCCTTGGTGCGGATGAACCGCTTGGTGAGGCTGCATTCCTTAATCCGCGCGAGGACCTTGTCCCAGTTCCATTTCGATTTGCATTCGCACTTGAACTGGCCCTTAAAGAACTTCACGACGGCGAACTTCGTCTCGAGAGACTGGCGGCCGTTAAACTCGGTTTCCTTGTTGGCCTTGGCCCACGCGAGGATTTGCTTCTCCTGGAGCGCGATCTCGGCATCAAGCTCGGCCAACGTGTCGCCCTGCTCGAGCAGGAACTCTTGGCGTGTTTCGTTGAGCTTCAGATCGAGCGCGGTGTTGATCTGCTGGCGCTCGAGCACGGCGCGCTGCAGGTGACCGGTGGCCTCCTCGAACTGGCCGCGCGTTTGGATCTTCGGCGCTTCGACTTTTACCTTCACTGACTTCTTCGCAGACATGACTAACGATTTCCTTTCTTGAGGACGGGGTTGATGAGGCGGGCTTCCTTGATGACTTCGTTGAGCGCGCGGGTGCGCGTGAGCGGCTCGGCACCGGTCAGCTCCGTGCGGAGCCAGGCGCAGAGACGGGTGTGCAGCCGATAGGACGGCGTGCAATCGGAATTGTCCTGATCGTCGGCGCGCTGATCGGCAACGGCGAGCGCGGCGAGGATCGTCGCCCGCTCGGTGGCGGGCAGGATGATGGTCAGATCGCGGGTGGTCATGATCAGCGGGCCTCGAGTTGGGTGAGTTCGTCGGCGGTCAGCAGCGCGACCTTGGGACGGACCAGCGACCAGGCTTGCAGAAAGGCGGTGACCAGGTCGGGTTCTTTGAACGCGATTTTCTGGGTCTTCAACAGCACTTTACGCAGGGTGCCGAGATGGCCTTCACCGGGCAGGTTGGCGATGCGCAGCGACCAGTCGAGCAGTTCCTTGTGAGCGGTCAGCTCGTGTTGCGCGAGGATCGCGCGGACTTCGTCGCGCTCGAACAGCGGTTCCAGATCGCCGTGCGCGTCGTAGCGGTCAATGACGAACTGGGCGCCGATCAGGCGGGCGCGTTGTTCATTGCGGCGGCGCATGCCGACGCTGGCCCCGCGGATGTCATCGAGCATGTACTCGTTGCCGGCCAGCAGGACCGGGATGCCGAACTCCTTGTGCGCATCGAAGATCAACCACTTGGCGTCGTTGGTCAGCTTCTGGGCGTCGTCGATCACCAGCGGCGCGGTCGAGCCGCTGATTTTGTCGATGGCATCGTCCCAGTTGTCGGTGCCGACGACTTCGCAGACGATGCGCTGGATGCCCCAGCGGGTGCGGTTGTATTCGTAGATCGGCACGTAGACCGTGCCAATATGCTGGGCGGCCAGCGCGACCAGGCGGATCGTCTTGCCCGTGCCCGCGGGGCCGGTCAGCGTGCAGAAGTCGCGGTCATTCATGGCCGACTCGAACGCCTTGGTGACGATCTCGCTGACACTGGTCGGGACCAGTTGGGCATCGACCTTGATGCGCTGGGATTGGCGGGCGAGCCGGTCGAAGGCGGCGCGGAGTCGGGCCTCGAAACCGGCAATGTTGCCGGTGAGTTTGCCGTTGATCCAGTTGTTGGCGGTGGCGATGGATGCGCTGGCCAGGGCGGCGATGCGTTTGGCTTTGATGCCGCGCGATTCGCAGTAGGCGATCAACTCGCGGTTGTGGCCGCTGTAGTCGCCCTTGACGGCTTCGCGCGGTTTGGCGGGCGCTTTGGCGGCGCCGGTGTTGGCGGGTTCTGCGGCGGTGGTTTGGTTCACGTTTGCCTCCGTGGGTTGTTTGGTTGGTTGGTTACAGATTCTTGATCGCGGCCCGGTAGCGGGCATTGGCGTCGGTGTGGCGGCGCGGTTTGTTGGCGGTCGCGCGCTGGGCCTTGACGGCGTCGGCGGCGATCTGCGCGGAAAGAGACGGCGCCGCGTGTCCAAGGCGCGGCGCCGGATTGAGCGCGGGTGCTTCTTCATCTGCCCCAGAGCCGAGACTGAGAGACGGGCGGGCAGGTTGGTGGGGTGCGCTCGACGCGGGTGAGGCCGCGTCATTCGGGTCAGGAAATGGGCGAGCCTGCAATCGCGGTGACGAGACCCCACCCATGACGGTGTTCTCGTCTGCAGGCTCGCTGGTGGCCGTGCTTGCGCGGTCGGCCCCGCCGGCACTCCGTGAGTCTGGGTCGGCGGAAAGTAGTTCGATGCGGCCGGACTGGGGCGCGCCCAGGGCGCGGTTGAAGTCGCGCCGAATCTCGGTATCGACGATCTGGCCGCTGGCGATCAGGAGGCGCTCGACCTTGTCGATGACCTCTTGCTGCCAGCCTTGCCGGTGGGCGAAACTGCGCGCGGCATCATCCTTGTTGCCGCGGCGGGTGACGCGGCATTCCCAACTGGCGCGGTAACCGCCCTTGTCGTCGAGGATGTGGCAGCAGGTCATCGCGTGCGGGTTGAACGCGACCATGTATTCCTTGCCGTCGACGATGCCAGCGGCAGCCTGGGCGGCCTTGGACTCGGCCATGAAGAACCAATGGGCGGTGCCGCGTTCGACGTGGATCGTGCCTTTGTTGACGGTCATCTTGCGGGCACGGAACCCGTAAATGATCGCGAGCCAGTTGCCGGGACACGCCGACCAGCGGGCGGGCTGGCGGAGCCGGGCTTTGCGTTCGAGCGGCGATTCGAGGCGTTGCCGGGTCTCGATGAACTCAGGCGCGCGGAGCTTGAGCGGAACTTGTTCGAGGGCGGCGAGCGAACGCCATGGCGCGCCGTCGAGGCCGCGCGGGCGCCACTCGGTGACTTGGTCGAACGCTTCGAGGCTGTGATCGAGGCGGCTGTTGATGCGGGCGATCTGGTCCTCGCGCTCGACGGTCCATTCCTCCCAGGACAGCGTTGGCAGTTGCAGATCGCCGCGCTGGGCAGCGGGCAAGGACGCGGCCCATTGGAGCAGGGCGAGTGTCTCGCGTTTCTGTCCCTGGGTGATGGCGGGATGATTGTCGCGGTTGCGGCCGAGGTAGGTGGGCAGATGGTCGGCGTAGTTGTGGTGGAGATTCCAGGCGGATTCGAGGGCGGCTTTGCCACGGAAATTGCCTTTGCGGGATTCATCCCAGGCGAGGCAGTAACGGCCTTGCATCTCGGTGTAGCAGATGTTGATCACGCCCTCGGACATGTCGTGCCAGAGCTTGGCTTCATCGGGATGGACCGTGGCGGTGCCGCGTTCGACGTGGAGGTAGATCGGGTGATCGTTAGGGATCCCGTTCTGTTCGAGCCAGAGCCCGAACACGTACTTGACATTCTCCCAACCGAGGCCGAGCCGCTTGAAGGTCTCGGGATCGCGGATGGCGGGCTGGGCGACCCACGGCCCGTAGACGGCGGAAGCGAGTTCGAGGATGCCGATCTCCAGGGGCCGGGCAAACGGGTCGCTGCCGGCGGGGGCGATCACCTCGTAATCGTGCTGCAAATCGTCGGTAAACAGATGCAGGCCGTACTCGATTTCGCGGCGGGTGGAGTGGATCGTGGGCAGATGATCCCGCATGGCGGCGGTGCCACGGCGAGCGAGCGCGATCTCGGCGGGCGTGATCTGGCACCAAGCCAGGACGGCGCGTTCGAGGTTGCCCTTGGTCCAACCGGGCGGCAGATCGGGCGGGCAATGATCGTACTGGAGCGTGCGCACGTCGCGAGTGCGCCAGTAATCGCGGGCGGAGCCGGGCGTGCCATCGGCCATGATGCCCGGTAGTTTCTGGCCGGTGTGCCAGGAGGATTGCCAGTCGCGGACGATGGCCCGGTAGGCCGAGGCGAAGCTGCGTTTGTGTTCGAGGAATTTGCCACCGCAAAACTCGATAAAAGCGGCATGTAACCGGGTGGGAAGCGCGTTGGCTTTGCCTTCGACCAGGTCGCGCAACCACGGGTGTTTGGCCCAGTCAGCCAGGCGACGATCATCGCGGCCATGGGCGAGCCAATCGCGGTAGGATTTCGACAGGTTCTTGACGCTGAATCCCTTGACGGCGCCGAAAGTCGAATGGGCGGCGATGGCGCCCGCGTGAATCACGATGCGGCCGTGACGGTCAATGTGTTGCTCGATGATGCGGAAGGCCGCGCGGCGACGACTGATGAACTGCCGCTCGTCGGCGGGCAACTGGGCGAACCAGAGCCGGTCATCCAGCGGGGCGGAAACGACGGTGAGCGGCGCCGCGGCAGACACGGGCACGACGGCAACGGCGGTGGCAGGCTCGCTATGCATGGGGCAGGTTCTCCGTGAGCCGCCAGTTGGCGGGCAGGCGGTTAAGTTTGCGCCGCGAACAGTGGACATCGAGTTCGGCCTTGAGTTCGACCACGCGCTCGCGCAGCGCGGCGAGGTGTTCGTCGCTGAGGCGGGCAAAGCGGTGATCGCCCAGCGCAATGTCGATGCTGCCCGCCAGTTCCTGGTAAGCGACCTCGGCGTCGGCCTCGATCTTGGCCGACTCGATCTCGGCCTTGGTCCGGCGGGCCTTGTGGTTGCCCTTGTCGCCGCCCGATGGCAACGCTTCGCGGATACGCTTTTGTGACCGGTACATCTCGGTCATGGTCTTGCCGTCCATGACTGTTCCGATCTGTGAGAGCAACGTGCCGGCATCTTCTTTGGTCGTCGGGCACGTAAAATTTTTGTGGCCGCTTCCTAAAAAGCCAACGCTTGGCTTTTTAGGTAAGTCGTTGCCGCACAAGAAGCAGTTTTCGGCGAAGCGCATGTAATTGCCCAATGCGCTTTCAGAGATTTCAGGGAACTGCTCACGCTTCCAGGTATCGAATCCGTCAAAGCCTTTGCCGTGAACGCCGCGCTTGGCTTTGCCAACGATGTCGCGGGCGCGTAACAGCGCCACGCCGCACATGAACGCACCGAATAGGTGCATGTCGGCACCGCGCAAACTGAACTCGTGCCAGCGACGGACATCGTTACTGACGGCCTCGATGGTGGGCTCGACGGAAAGCCGAAAACCGTCATCGATCTCGAAGGTCGGCGTGTAGGCTTCCAGCGCTGTTACCGTCTTCATGCGGCCTCCGAGTGTTTACCGCTGAGGGCGTGCGGGCAGTTTAGAAGTCGTTGCCAGCGGGCGCGCACACGTTCCTTTTCGGCGGCCTCGCGGCGGAGCCGCGCGATCTCGGCGTCGAAGCGGGAAATGGTCGCGCGGATCTGTTCGTCACGTTGCTGATTGTTCATCGCGGGTCTGCCTCCATTCAGCGAACGTCGGCAGGGCGGCGATGCCGTCGAGCAATGGTTGGCTGACTTGCTTGCCGGTAAGGACGCGGCCCAACCATGACGAGGACGTGCCCAGCGCTGCTGCCGCTGATCGGTAAGACCAGCCGCCACGCTTGAGTTTCGCCCGTGCCTGTGTAACGTTCATCTCGAGGGAGAGTGATGGAAGTTCAATTAGTTGTCAATATGGATATTCCATCGCAAGTCTTTGATGGGCGACTTTGGCCAATGTTTACGCGGTATTCTGCGTGCGAAAAATATTTCACAACGCGCTGCTGCCGCATTGCTTGAAATGGATCAAAGCACGATCAGTTACTACTGCAACGCCAAGAATCCCCCACGTCCGCACGTCTTGGCGCACATGGCGGCGCGGCTGGGGGTGAGTGAGGCGGAGCTGTTGGGGGCGGCACCGGCCGCGGGCGCGACCGGAAAACAGCAAGTAGTGATTCGCGAGGCGGGGCCGTCCTACCCGGTGGCGGTTGATCCGTGGCCGGCGTGGGGGCGGTTGCTTAAGGCCGCGTTCAAGCGCGAGCCGGCGCGGGTCGAGCTGGCGGTGCGGGCCGCCTGGCCGCGCGAGGCCGAGAAGATTCTGGATTGGTTGAAGGAAGGCCGGTAGTGTTGACGCTCATGAGCGATGAAGATTGGATGATTGCAGGCGTCGTGTTCGGACTGGTGGCCTGGCTCGGTTGTGCCCTTGCGCTGGTGCTGGTCCGCAACGATGGTAGTTGGCGTTGGCCAAGAAAGGGAGGCAGATCATGACGAATCAGGAGAACATGTCGAGCAGTAATCAGGAATCGGCGCGGGCAGTCTCTTTCAGCTTGGAGACGGTAGCTTGGGTTCTGTTGTTTGGGGCCTTTATTGTTGCCGTGCTGGCCGCGTGGGAATTCGCCGAGAGCGGCTCCAGGGGCTGGTATTACGTCGCTGGCGCCGGTGCCGGTTTTATGATCGGTCTTGTTATGCTGGCTTTGGGCAAGGGGCTTGGCATCGGTTGTGACGCTGCGACGTAGCAGCCAAACATCCTGCCTGCCGTCAGGTCGTGATCAGCGAGTTCACCAGTCTGCAAACTCTGGCTGTCCGGTAAAAACCGCTATTCAAAGCCGCTTCACACGCTGTTTCACACGTCGCTTCGTGCCTGCCGGCATCCGGTCGTTTTCGCGGGCGGTGGAGGGCGTCATGCTGGGTTACCCGCGCTGCGTCGCTCAAGAGTCCAAGCTGGCAACATACGATACTATTTCTTGCTCACACCAAAGCAATAACGCGCTGGTCTCTCGTGATTCTGCTCAAACCGCGCCGCCGAGGCTGGAGAGCGGAAACGGACACACCGGCGCGGCTGCTCACGAAGTCTCACGCTTTTTCACGGTTGCTCATCCCCATTCGGACGGGGC